ACATCTACCGGTAACTCTAACTCATATGTAGATACAGACATTACACCAGTAGTATTATATTCTGGTAATATGTTTTTAATGTTTTAATATTTATAATAAAATTGGAGTTTAAATATGTTAAATTGGGCAACATTTTCAAAAAGAAACGATATTAAAGTTTTACCGCTATCTGAACAAAAAAAGAGATTTGCGTGGGAACAACAACGTCTAGCAGAACAAAATTGGTTCTTAGAACAACAAATAGTAGCCGGCAATGCTGGTAGTGTTGGTAGCGTAGGAGTAGCAGCAGATGGACCATTGAATGGGGCTACGGTAACAGCGCGTGGTGTTAGTGTTACTACAAACGCCTTAGGAGAATTTACATTTCCATTTACATTAGACTCAGCTGATGAAGTGACGGTAACTGGAGGTATTGATTCAATAACCGGATTGCCATATGAAGGTGAATTAAAAGGATATATAACAGACACAATTAAAGTAATCTGCCCGGTGACAACCTTAGCATTTTATGACCCATCTGCTGAATCATATAATGCTGCAATCGATAATGTTATCAGTATAGCAGAAAGTTATGGATTTACCGGAATAACAAAAGAAACCTTAGTCGGTGATTATGTTAAAAAATCGATCGAAGAAAATAATGCTGGTGCAGTTGCAATGCAATCATTTACTACATACATTGATTCTCTAGCAGAAGCTTCTGCGACTGCAATCGTAGGTTTACCGACAGCCACATACGGAATTCCGGCTACAGTTAAACAAGCGAAAACTGTAATATATAGGTATTTTGCTGATATGTCAGACATATATGTTGGTGACTTTGCTATTTCAGAAGTAACGAACCCATCAACAACCATACAAGAACTATTTGATGGTATTAATTTTACTATCGAAAGCACATTATTGACAGAACTTATAGCTGTATGCGTAGATGTAATCGCAGATTCGAATTATAAAACTACTAGAATACAAAGCATCAACCGCACAATTAAAAATACCTACAAATCACAAATTAACTCAGCAAAAGCAGCTTCTGATTCAAAATTATTTATTGTAGATATCAATGACATAAATGACTCTATAACTAATGAGGGTTCGTCATTAGCTAGGATCGAAACGATTAAGTCAAATGCAACAACACGAACCACTGACCCTACTAAAACTACAAACTTAATATCACTTGTTGATTATTATGATAGTAGAGTTTCGTTATATAATTCAATTGATAGGATTCCGATCGGCACGAGTACACTGCAAAATTTATATGCATTTTCTACGACGTTAACGGTTGGTTCTAAGTTATTTGCGTATGATCCGGCACAAAAAAATTATCATCTATTAAGTGATGAATCTGTAATTATCGAAGGCAGAAAATTCGGAGCCTGGACGTTAGTAAATTCCAATAGAACACCTCTATCGGATAAAGGCTATGCTATAATAACGGATCTAGATGGATATCAATACCATCTAGATTATACGGGGATTGTTGTACAAATAATACCGCCAAAACTTGGAAAATAATATTTCTATAGAATTTATTTTTTGGTTATTGTAATAAATTATATTATAATAAAATTAAAAGGTTACGTATGACAAGAAAACTAGATAAAGAACATCTAGATGCAATTCAAGAGTTGCAACAACAATTTGCTCAAAATGCCAATTGGTTGGGTACCGTTTCAATTGAAATCAAAATGTTAGAACAACAACAAACGGCTATGCAAAACCGATATGATGAACTATTTCGCCAATTCGAAACGCTTCGAGATAAAGAACAAAAACTTGTTAATGATCTCAGAGAACGTTATGGCGAAGGCGAGATAGATATCGTTAATGGTACATTTACTTCAGATGACTCCGGTTTGAAATAATAATTACATATTTATTTATAAACAAATCAAAGGAGTAATTTAATGGCAGAAAGAATAGTAGTGCCTGGCGTCTATGCCCGTGAGAAAGACCAGTCATTTTTACCTGCTGCAGCAAGAACAGTCGGAGCTGCAGTTATCGGACCAACCTTAAAAGGTCCAGCATTAGTACCGACAACAGTAACATCATTTTCTGAATTTCAACAAACATTTGGATCATTTACAAACGATTCATATGTTCCGTTAACTGTTAATGAATATCTTCGAAATGGTAATACAATTACCGTAACACGTTTATTGTACGAAGATGGATATAATTTAGATAACGGCGTATTAGCAGTAATTGCAACATCAGCATCAGTTGAAGCAGTAACTCATATTCTACATCCAGTTGAAGCAGTTAATAGTGCAGCAGACCTATTAGCATCATCTAGTTTGGCAGACGACGTATCTGGTATATTTGCAATATCATTGTCAGGGTCATATACTGCAAATATCAATCCGGATATAGTATCAGCATTTACATTATACCCAACAACAAATACACCAGTATCGGCATCGATTGTACAAAGTGATTCAAATTACATAACAAAAGTATTTGGTAACTCTGCAAAGTCAACGGATTACCCAGTATATGTTCAGTATGAAAATAAAAAAGTTACTGAATTATTTGCAGATATGGCTGATGTTACCACGAAGCTAGCAATCATTTCAGCATATGATTTCGTTCAAGATTTTAAAGCAGCATCAACACCATGGATCACATCACAAAAAATTGGATCGAGCGCAATAGACTTATTTAGATTCCATACACTTTCGCATGGTGATATTTCTAACTATGAAACTAAAGTTGTAATTCGCGAAATTAAATTGAGCACGGAAACACCTAGTACAGATGAATATGGTTCATTTGTAGTTGAAGTTAGAAAAGTTGCAACATCTAATTTCCCACCAAAGGTTAAAGAAGTATTAGGTGTAGAGACATTGACTAATGATCTATTAGAATCATTTGTTTGTAACTTGAATCCAAATTCAGCAAACTATATTGCAAATAAAATTGGTACTAGATATACGGAAGTTGATAATAATGGCAATGTATTGACATATGGTGATTATGTTAATAAATCAAAATATATTCGAGTAGAAGTAACTAATGCAGTTCAAAATGCACAAATCGATGAATCACTTGTACCATTCGGATCTAGAGCTTTATATTCGACAATTCCAAACCCGTCTGGGTCTGCAAATTTCGTTGCAGCAACATATGTTACGGCACAAACAAATACCACAACATTGCATGGATTTGATTATAATAATTCTGCAAATGTACCATACTTATCCAATATACCGACTACCGGAGCTACTACAGGAAGCAACGCAGATTTCTATCTAGGTGATGTATCACAGAGTTCTGCAGTAAGTTCAGTATATACCGGGTCACTGCAAAGTGCATTAACAGGTGGCACATTTAGTAACGTATTGCTTACCACTAGAAATTTCACAGTTGCATTACAAGGTGGATTTGATGGAGCTCGTCCAAACTTACCAAAGTTTTCTGGAGATAATATAACTGCAGATAATACATTCGGGTTTGATTGTTCCGGTGCTACTACAACAGGTACGGTTGCTTATAAAAAAGCGATGGATGTATTAAATAATCCGGATGTGTATGATATGAATTTACTATTAACACCTGGTATTATTGAAAATTTACATGCAGCTGTAACTAATTATGCAATTAACCTAGCAGAAGATCGTCAAGATACATTCTATATCGCAGACTTAGTAGCATTGTCAGACAACGTTGATGAGGTAATATCTCGTGCTAATGGAATTGATTCTAGTTATGTTGCAACATATTATCCATGGGTCGGTGTTAATAATCCATTAAATGGTTCGCAAATTTGGATTCCGGCTTCTGTTGCTATGGCAGGGGTAATTACACAGAATGATAGATTAGAAGGTCCATGGTATGCTCCAGCTGGTCTTAACCGCGGTGGTGTTTCTGCAAACCTTACTAAGTTTGAATTGAATCCAAAACAAAAAGCAGCATTGTATGAAGCTCGAGTGAATCCAATTGCAAACTTAGCATCACTAGGAATTGCAGTTTGGGGTCAGAAAACACTTCAAGCTCGACCATCTGCATTAGATCGCGTAAATGTTAGAAGATTGTTAATTCATGTTAAGAAGTATATCGCATCTGCTACTAAGTATTTAGTGTTTGACCAGAATACTGATATAACGAGAAATAACTTTGTTAATATTGTTAATCCGTATTTGGCACAAATCAAAGCAAAACAAGGTTTATATGCTTTCCGTGTAATTATGGATGATACAAATAACACTCCAGATTTGATCGATCAAAATATTATGTATGGACAAATATTTTTGCAACCAACTCGTACGGCAGAATTTATTATCTTAGATTTTAATATTCAACCAACTGGTGCATCATTCCCGGCATAATTAAAATTAAAATGAAAAATTGGCGAGCTCCGGCTCGCCTTTTTTTGTGGTTGATATATTTATATTAAAAATAACATAGGATATAAACATGGCATTACAAACATTTTTACCTAGTATTGAGGATGGCGATTTATTTGATAAAGCGTTTAGTTGGGAACCGAAGTATACCAACCGTTTTATTATGCAGATCGGAGGAATTCCATCATATCTAATTAAAGCATCAGGCCGACCTTCGGTAACTAATGGTGAAATCGTTTTAGATCATATCAACGTCGATCGAAAATTAAAAGGAAAGTCACGTTGGCAAGATATTACAATTACATTGTATGACGCAATCGTACCATCAGCTGCAGAAGCTGTTATGCAATGGATTCGTTTACATCACGAATCGGTAACAGGACGTGACGGCTACTCATCAATGTATAAAAAGAACATAAACTTTTATAGTTTGAGTGGTACTGGTGAGAAAATTGAATCATGGACATTGCATGGTGCTTTTATTGGCGATTCAAATTTTGGTGATATGGATTGGGGTAATGAAGGAGCTGTTGAAATTTCAGTAACATTGAAATATGATTATGCGGTACTTGATTATAGTGCATTGAGTGATCCTGGAACTGAAGATGCGACATTAGGACCAGTATATCCATAATACGATTTAAAGCAATTTAATGGGGCAAATGCCCCATTTTTTGTGTACAGTAATATTTATAATAAAGTTATAAGGAATCGATGAACAACAAGTTAACAACCAGAGTATCTAATCAAGATCTAGTACAACAAGCAAAGGCTCAATACGAAAAAACCCAGGAATCTAAAATTCCAACTGAAATTTTTGATTTAGTTTCAGAAGGGAAAATATATCCAGCAACACACCCATTAAGAAGTGGAACTATTGAAATGCGTTATATGACAGCATATGATGAAGACATTTTAACAACTCGTTCATTTCACGAAAAAGGAATTGTGTTGGATCGTTTAATTGACGCATTAATTGTCACACCGGGTGTTACTGTAGATGACATTAAAACTGTAGATAAAAATGGTTTGATTATTGCCGCAAGAATTCTTAGTTATGGTAAGCAATACCCTGTTAGAGTCAAGACCCCAGAAGGGAATATTATTGAATCAGAAGTTAATTTGGCTGCATTACAAGTGCGTAAACTAGATATTATGAGTGATGACAACGGCGAATTTGATTATACCACTGACCGAGGAGATCGTTTGAAATTCTGTTTTCCTAATGATACCACTAATACAGAAACTACTTCAGAACTTCTAAATGCTATAATTATGCAGGTTAATGAGACGCGCAGTAAAAACGATATTTCAGATTTTATAAAATATAAATTTATGGCTCTGGATTCTCGCAAGTTTCAAACATACGTAATTGATAATTCTCCAGAAGTACTTTTATCTTCGGAATTTGAATATGATACTACCGAAGGGAAAAAGGAGACCTTCACTGCCGGGTTTCAACTTGGGCCAAACCTTTTTTGGTTTTAACCCCACAGATCGAAACGCATTACATGAACGCTTATGGGATATGATCTGGTGGGGGGAAGGTCGATGGGACTGGGATACACTTTACTGGTTACCGATACCTACACGCAAAATGTTTTTAAATAAGCTTAATGAGGTTTTAGAAGTTAAATTTGCAAAAGCAGAGAACAACGGGAATATTCCAGAACCTTTAAAGAAAAAGAAAAAACCTATTGCTAAATCTCCGATTTAAATATTTATAATAAAATCGGGTTCATGATGATTA